ATGTTCCCGGCATGGATGTTTTTACACAACAAGGACAAGATCGTTTGACATCTGAAACATCAGAGGCACTTAAAAATTTAATAGGTAAAAGTGTTGGTGATGTAGGTGCGTTTGATCCACAAGGTGAGGTTGATCAAGCAACTGTAGATAAAATAAAAGAACAACAACAAGCAGAAATAGACAAAAAAGATATTGCTCCAGACCCCTTCTTTGATGATGATGAGGGTGATGGAACTGGAGAAGATACCACAGATGATGTTGAGGGTGCAGATACACCTGCTAAAAAGGCTGCAGTCAAGGCTTTAGACTCATTTCTAGCAGACGCAAGACCAGGAGTTAAACCAAAAACATTTGATGAATACATTAACGAGTTTGGAGAGGCAACTGGATTAGACGTATCTGGTGAAGCAGATACTAAACAAGCACTTATGTCCTTTGGATTAGCACTTATGCAAAACAGAGCAGGCAAAGGCTTTGATATTAGCAAAATACTTACATCTGTTGGTGAGGCAGGCGAGGCTGCAATGCCAGACTTTAGAAAAGCAGTAGCCAAAGCAGAAGCAATAAGAGCTAAAGCAGGTTCATATGCCTTAAGTAAAAAAGAATCTGATCAAAAGCAAGCTATGGATAGAAAGTCTTATGTAGTCATACCAAAACAGGGTGGTTTACAAAATAGTATACTGCAAAATACAGGTAGATTTTCAAGGCTTAATAGTTATGAGCTTAACAATTTAATGAATAATGCAGAATTTAATGAAAACTTTGAAGTTATTGATGCCTCTACATATACAGATATGACAAAATCTCTTATAACTGCTTCAACAAAAGATAAGAAAAAAACTTATTTAGAAAAACCTAGATCAGTGCCATTGTTCGGTGGATCTAAGATAACTTTTGATGTTTTTTATCCAAATCCAAATAATGACACTGGTGCAAAAGCAAGAGTTGTTGCTCCTGATATAGCAGTAAACGCAATAGAAACAATGGAAAAAGGTTTAACAAGGCGTATTGATAAGTTTAGAGATATTGCAAAAGTAATTAATGAAACAGGCGTATCTGCTGGAGATCAAATAAGATCATTTGGTAATCAATTAGCCATATCTTTTGGAATACCAATAGGTAAAGGCGAAACTGATCCAGTAAAACGATTAAAAGTTTTGTTAACAGAACTCAAAGCTAGAAATGCCGCAGAAATTTTAGGAGAAAGTGGTAAAACTATTTCTGATAATGATAGAAAGTTAGTTGATGACATAGTTGGAGCTATAGATGTATTTAGCGGAGACGCTGATGTGAACTTACTTAAAACTAAACTCAATAGACTTTTTAAACAAATAACTTTAAGTAAAAAAGATGAAATTGATGAGGCTTATAGCAATTTAGAAAAGTTTGGTATTTCAGTTAAAAGAGAAGGTGCAGGCACTCTTGGCACAAAAATGGTTGTTGGTGAAGATGGCGTATATAGATTTCAATCACAAGAGACCACATAATGGCTATAATTAATGTTGAAACTCCACAAGGAGTAGTAAAGGTTGAAATAGCTGGCGATCAACCAACTCAACAAGAATCAAATGCTATAAAATCGCAGTTTTTTGGAAATAAGCAAAAAGATCTTACTTTTGATGATTTACTAGCAGAAACTAAAACAACTTCTCAACCTAAAGATCAACCTACACAAGCGAACTTTGATACAGAGTCTGGTATACAAAATTTTGGTTTGAGGTCTTTATTGTCATTTGCAGAGAATAATGCAGAAGAAGAAGCTATACTTGCTAAACAAGGTTTTTCAACAGCAGATTACACAAGAGATAACAGAGGCAGACTTGCTTTAACGCCTAGTGGTGCAGCTAAAGTTGGTGTGCAAACAGATAAAAATGTCCTTATTGATGAAGAAGGTTTTAGCAGAAACGATTTATCTGATTTAGTTGGTATATTTCCAGAGCTTGCTGGTGGTGTGATAGGTGCTGTTAAAGGTGCAACCATAGGAACTGCTGTTGCAACTCCTGGGTTTGGAACATTGTTAGGTGGTGCAATAGGTGCCTTTGTTGGTGGTAGCAGTGGATCACTTGCAGAGGAAGCCATAGAGGGATTAGTTGGAGTTTCTAAACAAACAGCTGGAGAAATTGCTACAGATGCAGTGGTTGAGGGTGGTATAGCTGCAGGTGGCGAACTCTTGTTCGGCATACCTATATTAGCTTTTCGAGCAATAGCACCTTCTGGTAAGAAATTTATACAAGAGGCAAGTAAAGAAGATTTAAGAATTACTGCAAAAGGTATTGAAAAAGGTTTAGAGCCTACTATAGCACAAATAAAAGGCAGACCTATAGCCGCAAAGTTTCAACAATTACAAGAAAGCGTATTAGGTGGCTCACCAAGAACGCAAAAAATAGCTGCAGCTATGGAAAAAGAAATGAACGAACTTAACAGTTTTATTAGTCAAGCCGCTACAGAGGGCAGTCAAAAATCTGCAGGTGATTTGTTTATTGAGTTTGAGAAGAAGTTTGGTAAAGAATTAGCACAAAAACAAACAAAAGCCTATGGTTCAATTATGAGTGCTCTTAAACAATCTGCTGATAATTTAGCAGGTGGATTAGAGCGTAATCAACTTATAGATGATAATGTTTTTAACTTTGTGCAACAATCTGCAAAGAACTTTGAAGATACCATGTCACAACAATGGGCTACTATAAATGAGGTCATTGAAACATCTATTGGTGATGCCAGAATTATACCCACAACCTTAGTTAAAGAAGTTGCAGATTTAGCAGAAAAGAAATTTGCACAAGCTGGAACTGGTAGATTAGCTACAGAAGAGGGTCGTATAGGTTTATCTTTAGCAGAAGATTTAAGAGCATTAGGTGATAAAGCATCATTTACAGACGCTTATCAATTAAGAAGAAAACTTTGGGATCTTAAAAATGCACCTAAAACAGATGCAGAGCTAACACAAAAAGCAATCATAGATGGTTCTGTTAATTTAACTCAAGTGTGGGATGATGCAATTCGCAAAGTTGACAACCTTCTTCTAAGGTCAAATATTGACTCACTTACTAAAGACATTACCGAACAATTAGGTTCAGACGCATTTGGTAAAATACAAGTTGCATCTAAATTATTGCCAACAGCAAGACAACAATTTAGAGAGGGAACCGCTTTATATAATAATATATCAAGCACTTTAGGTTCAAAAGAGCTTGTTGAACAAATGCGTAGTGGCTCATTTAACATCGCAAGGCCTGGAGCTTTAACTGGACTAACTCAAAAAGTAGTTGGTAATGGTGGTACACCAACTGGTCTTAACAGATTAAAAAAAGCACTAGATGATACACAATACAATCAAATTAAAACTCAAATGGGTAAAGAGTGGTTACAAGGTGCTTTAAACAAAACTGGTTTTGATTCCATCAATCCAACAAATTTTAAGCCAAATGAGTTTATTAAATCATTAGATGATTTAGGTGATACTGGCGTAGAACTTTATGGTAGAGCAGAATACAATAGACTTAAGCAAGTTGCTAAAGGATTTGAAGATTTAAAACTTACTAATTTAGATGAAGAAGTAATTACAAATGCTGTTGCACAAGGCTTAGATCAAGGTGTGGCGACTGCCATGCGTGGTGCTTTGGAAACATTACAAGAAACATCAAGATTAAGAGATAGAAGTGTATTTACTAAAATAAGAGAAAATAAACTTGATCCTGAAGAAGCTTTAGATTTTGTACTAGCACCAGGAACAACTCGTGGTGACATCAGAGCTGTTATGAATTTTTATAAAAACAGTCCAGCAGAACTTAAAACTATCAGAGGTAGTTATGTTGAGAATATGCTTGATAATGTTGGTGCTGTAACAAATGCAGATGGCATGAAACAATTAGCAAAGAATATTGCTAGAGCAGATAAGAGTAATAAACTTGATATAATTTTTCCAAACACTGGTGATACTGCTGGTATTGCTACAAACATTAGAGATTTTGGTAAAATACTTAATAAAATATCAACTAACATACCAAAAGGCGACCTTGTTGCTGCAGGTATACTGGCTAATGTATTCAATAATGTTGGTAGAATTGCTAAAATGTTCGTTCTTGGCCAGTTATTTACTGGTAAGAAAGCTATGAAAGAGATTGTTGAAGCCTCTAAAAAGTTAGAAAATACAGCAAATCCAACTGCCGAACAAAAAAGAGTATTCTTAACTGCCGTGTCCAATGCCTTCCGACCAGGCCAAGCTATAACTCAATCCGTTCAAGAGAGCGTCAACGAGGCATCAGATCAAATTAGTGCGGTTGCAGAGAATACTGGTGTTACTCAAGCAGTTAAAAATATTGGAGCCAATACAACTAATCAACTAAAAGGTATTCAAGCAGTTAATTCAAATACAAATATTGGTAAAATTGATGTAACAAACCCTGGAACTGGTGCGGCACTTGGATTATCTCCAGCAAATCAAGCAATAGCAGCTAGAGTTAGATCACCATTAAGTGTGCCAAAAGAACAATATGGGGAATTATTTAACAGATGAACATAGATGAGTTAAGAGAGGAAATAAAGCGTGATGAAGGTAGTGTGAACTCTGTATACCTCGACCACCTTAACCTACCAACGACAGGAATCGGCCATCTTATCACCGAACAAGATGAGGAACACGGCAAACCAGTTGGTACAGCAGTATCAGAAGATCGTGTTAATGAATTGTTTGCTACAGACATAGAGGTAACAATATCAGAGTGCAAAGAGTTGTTTGATAATTTTGATGATTTACCAGAAGAAGTACAAAAAATATGTGCGAACATGATGTTTAATATGGGTAGACCTCGTTTATCAAAATTTAAAATGTTCCGTGCAGCACTAGCGAACAAAGACTGGTCTGAATGTGCCGTTCAAATGGAAGATTCGAGATGGCACAAACAGGTAACAAACAGAGCGAATCGCCTGATTTCAAGGATGAGAGCGGTCGAGGGTACCTAATCCTAAAGTCTTAACATTGTTATTTATGCCTTGTTTTTCACATTCTTTATCAACCATTAAACCTATCTGTTGACGGATATTCCGTCTTTCTTTATCGCAAATAATTTTAAGTTTATTGTAAGTTGAAACATCAATACCTATTGACTTGAATTTAGATGTGTCTGCCATTATACTACCTCCATGAATTATAAACACCCAATTATACCCAATAAAACCCGAAGACCCAACAAATATTTCGCAAAAAAAACTGTGGCTATGGGATTAAAGTTTGATTCTAAGTGGGAAGCAGAGCGTTGGGGACAGCTTAAATCAATGGAAAGAGCTGGTATTGTTACTCAATTAGAGCGTCAAATACGATATGATTTGACTATTAATGATGTTAAAATATGTAGTTATATAGCAGATTTTAGGTATTTATTAGAAGAAGAAAATGGTCTTTTTAAACTTGTTGTTGAAGATGCAAAAGGCATATTAACACCAGAGTTTAAACTTAAAAAGAAGCTTATGAAAGCCATTCATAATATAGAATTGCATCTCTCTTACAAAAAAAAATAATATTGGTTGTTGACAAATAGGATTTGTGTGCCTATGTTCAGGTATCTAGTGTCTATTTTTTATAAGAGAAAGGAATTATTATGGATTTAGATTTTTTAAATATGCCTTTGCAGGATTTGTTCAAGTATCGTGAAGACTTGAAACAACAAATCCAAGCGTTAAAGGACAAGCAAGGTGTTCTTAATGACGATCTTGCAATTAGATTTGGTAACTCTGCAAGGAACAAACTTGCAGATGATGGCAAAGATTATGGAACTGTAACATTTAATGAGCAGGGCTATAAAGTTAAAGTAAGCTTAAGACAGAAGGTAACTTGGGATCAAGAAGGTCTAGCACAGTCTTTGATTAATATGAGCGAAGATGATGCAAGACATTACGCTAAGATTACTTATGGTATTGATGAGCGTAAGTATAACAATGCACCTCCTGGTATTAAGGCTAAACTACAAGAACACAGAACTGTAGAACTTACAGGTACATCTGTGGATATTACGGAGGATACTAATGGCTCTTAAGATTATTACTGCTGATGAAAGATTAGCAGAAAAAAGAGGTCATAAGATTGTAGTCTGTGGTCAAAGTGGTGTGGGTAAGACAACTCTTGCCCGTACCCTTGATCCTGATACTACTTTGTTTATGGACTTAGAAGCTGGTGATGCCGCTATTGAAAGATGGCCAATTGATGTGATTCGCCCTAAGACATGGGAAGAGTGCAGAGATTTTGCTTGTTTTCTTGGTGGGCCCAATCCAGCTCTAACACCCGAACAACCATATAGCGTTGTGGAATATGAGAGAGTTTCACAAATGTATGGTGATTCCATTGCAATGATGAAGAAATACGACTCTATTTTTGTAGATAGTATTACAGTTGCAGGCAGACTTTGTTTTCAGTATTGCCTTGGTCATGCAGATAACAAATCTGATAGGACTGGCAAAATTGATACAAGAGCCGTCTATGGTATGCAAGGTCGTGAAATGATGTCATGGCTTACACATCTACAACACATCAGAGATAAAAATGTAATCTTTGTTGGTATCCTTGATGAAAAGGTAGATGACTATGGAAGGTCTGTATATGAATTACAAATTGAGGGTTCAAAGACTGGTCGTGAATTACCAGGGATCGTTGATGAAGTAATTACTATGGCAGTAATGCCAAGCGAAGAACATGGTCCTTATAGGGCTTTTGTATGTCAAACACTTAATCAATATGGCTATCCAGCAAAAGATAGGTCTGGACAATTAGAAGTAATTGAAGAGCCACATCTTGGTAAGTTATTGGCAAAAATTAAAGGTAAATCAACAGATGACAAGAGCTTGGATTTTGTTGATCCTAATTCAATCAAATCTAGTCAAAAGGAGAATGCAAATGATTGATTATAATAGTGTACCCACAGGCGGTGGGGGTGGTGATTTTGAACTTATCCCTGCAGGCACTGTTGCTCGTGTAATTTTAACCATGAAAAGAGGAGCAGAAACTATTTCTGATTACTCTTCACAACCATTATTTAAAGTAGGACAGACTGGCACTAAATGGCTTGAATGTGAATTTACTGTGGTTGGTGGCAAGTATGACAAACGTAAGTTTTGGCAAAATGTCATGGTTGATGGTGGTAAGATTAATCCTGAAAGTGGTATGCCTTGGTGTAAAGAAATTGGCATCAGAACTTTTAGAGATATTATTAACAGTGCTTTTGGTTTAGATCCAAATGATACTTCACCAGAGGCTGCATCAAGACGTAATATTAATGACTTGAATGTGCTTGATGGTGCAGAGTTTTGTGTCAAAATTGCTGTAGAAAAAGGCACAAATGGTTATGCCGACAAAAATAAAATGTTGGTTGCACTAGCAGTTAATAGCAAAGAATACATTGGTAGTGGTAATGCACAACAACAACCAGTGCAAACACCACAAACGCAAACACAACCTACTAATAATACTATGCCACCTTGGGCTCAAAAGTAGGTTACTAGATTTCTAGCGGCAAGACTGCTTTCTCTGTCTGCTAGAGTCGGTTTGGGTAGCACCGATGCCGCAAAGCTACCCAACATTTAAGGAACAAACATGATTTTAAGACCATATCAAGAAATTGCAGTAGAGGATGCTTCAACTGCACTAGACAAACACAAAAACACAATTGTAGTTGCACCCACAGGTGCAGGCAAAACAATTATGTTATCTGCCTTAGTTGGCAAAAGATTTAAAGCAGGAAACAAGATTCTTATTCTGCAACATAGAGATGAGTTAGTAAGACAGAATAAAACTAAGTTTTCTAAAGTTAATCCAAATATTTCTACTAGCATTGTTGATGGCACAGAAAAGGACTGGTCAGGTAGTACCATCTTTAGCATGGTGCAAACATTATCAAGAGAAAACAATCTTAATAACATAGAACATTTTGACTTAGTTGTTGTTGATGAAAGCCATCATGCAGTAGCAGATACATATGTCCGTATCATTGATAAAGTCAGACAAGCTAATGATTCTGTAGAGATTGTTGGCTTCACTGCAACACCTAATCGTGGAGATAGAAAAGGTTTAAAAAGAGTATTTACTAATTGCTCACATCAGATTGAAATTAGTACATTAATTAGAGAGGGATTCCTTGTGCCACCAAAGACATACGTTGTTGATGTGGGTGTGCAAAAAGATTTAGAGAGTGTTCGTAAGACTGTAACCGACTTTGATATGTCAGAGGTTGAGAAGATTATGAACAAAAGAGCCATTAATGAAAAGATTGTTGAAGAGTGGCAAGACAAAGCTAATGAAAGAAAGACAGTAATTTTCTGTAGCACCATAGTCCATGCACAAGATGTTTGTGATGAATTTAGACGTAAAAATGTAAGAACAGAAATTGTAACTGGTGATACACCAAGCGAACAACGTAGACAAATCTTACATGATTTAGAACATGGAGATGTTCAAGTTGTTGTTAATGTTGCTGTGCTTACAGAGGGATTTGATGCACCACCAATTAGTTGCATTGTATTAACTAGACCATGTTCATACAAATCAACAATGGTGCAAATGATTGGGCGTGGATTAAGACCAATTAATCAAGAAGAACACCCTGGACTTATTAAGAAAGACTGCGTTGTTTTAGATTTTGGCACAAGTGTATTAACACATGGATCACTTGATGAGGGCGTAGATTTAGATGGTGCTCAAGCGAACACTGGTGGTGCAACACCACTTAAAAACTGTCCAGAGTGTCAGTCTGAAATACCTTTATCATCAAGAGAGTGTCCTATCTGTGGTTATGAATTTGGAACTCAAGACAAAGAAATTCTTGAAAACTTTACTATGACAGAAGTTGATCTCATTGATAGATCACCTTTTAGATGGCTTGACTTGTTTGAAAACAAAAGATGTATGATGGCAAGTGGTTTTAATGGATTTAGCTTAGTAGCACATTTAGATGACTTGTCTGTGGCGATTGTAAAGCGAAACAAAGGGCGTTTGCGAATCATTAGTGTTGGTACTAAAGAACAAGCTATTGCGTCTGCTGATGACTTTCTAAGAGGCGTTGAGGATAGTGATGGCTCAAAGAAAGGTAAGAGGTGGCTAAATCAAGGTGTAACCATACGTCAAAAAGATGCCTTGGCTAGTTTGGGTCAGTTTATTAGACCTATGGATTTTAGTTGGAACAAATACAAAGCGGCTTGTTGGCTAAATTATTTGTGGAATAAAAAGGACATTGATGTCAAAATTTTAAATTATTATGAAGGAGGTGACAGTGCATCGCAGTGAAGCATTAAAAAAAGTAGACTTAATAATTAATGGGCCTAGAGCTAAAACTCATGGTGATGCTTATGATACACATACAAGTATCGCTGCAATGTGGAACATACTGTTAAGAAAAAAGCTAAAGCAAGAGTTAGATATAAATGACATTTATAGATGTATGATAGGAATCAAACAAATTAGAAACAGTCAGAATCCAAAGGTTGAAGACAACATGATTGATATTATTGGATATGCTGCGTTAGCAATAGAGGCGAAAGATGGCAAGATTGGTAGTTGAATATACAATTAAAGAAGAAAATGATGCAGGTGTTGAGAACTTTAAAGACGGCAAGATGTTTGTGCAGTTTAGTTTCAGTGATTCACCAGATGAAGCAGTGGATAAATTACATAAAGCTTTAAATCATGTAATAAGTAAAAATAAACATTATGTTTCAAATGTTAGTTTTGTTGCCAAGTTTGAGGGTCAACAAGTTGCAGAGGGAAGTTTATACGAAGAAGGAGAAGGTAGATGGATAAACCCACAATCGGAGACGATTCACTAAAAAATTTAACCAAATTATTTACAAGATTTGGTTGGGATAAAAGACTAAGCGAACTTAGTGAGGAGCAAATACTCACTACAATATTAATAATGCAATTTTCAAAAAGGTTAGAAGAAGATGAACAATATACAGAAGACAGACTCAACAAACTACTTCTTGAATATGTCTCAAACTACGACAAACAATCAAAGCCAGTCGATGAAGATCCGATCCCTTTTTGAAGATGTTATTGACAAAACTATAGTTGATAAAAACAAGAGAGAGCCTAGAAGAAGATATTTAGGTGGATCAATGTTAGGAGATAAGTGTGCTAGAAAAATACAGTACATATATAAAGGTCAAGATCCTGATGAAGATAAAGCTTTTAATGCACAAACTCTTAGAATATTTCAACTTGGACATGAGTTAGAAAATAGTATGTCTGGTTGGATTAGAAATGCAGGATTTGACATTAGAACAATGGATAGTAATGGAGAACAATTTGGCTTTTCCATAGCAGACGATGAGATAAAAGGACACATAGATGGTGTCATATGTTCTGGCCCTTTAAGTGTTGGTTATCCAATGTTGTGGGAGTGCAAATCTGCTAACGATAAAAAGTTTAGGGATTTTAAAATGAGAGGTATAAAAGCTAATCACACATACGAAGTGCAAGTGGCTTTATATCAAGCTTATATGGAACTAACAGATAATCCATGTTTGTTTACAGTTATAAATAAAAATACAAGCGAAATTTTCTACGAACTGGTTCCGTTCAATCAAGACTTAGCTCAATATGCCAGTGATAGAGCGGTTGATATATTAAAGGCTACAAAACAAAATGAAATGTTGCCTAGAATAGCACAAAACAGAGATGTCTTTGATTGTAAATGGTGTCAATTTGCAGATACTTGTTGGGGTAATGGTTGATGGCGACACAGAAGGTAGCAGAGCATCGCCATCAAGGGGGATGGTAATGAACATTGTTAAGTTTGGCAATAACAAAAGAGGTATGGATGCTAAAGAACTCGTTGAGTTAATTAGTGATAAAGTGCCATCTCATATACAAATAAATTTGTTAAAAGACACTTATCCACAGGGTGTGGTTAGGGGTGATCAGTTTACTATTGGCTCATTAGGTGGAGAAGCAGGTAAATCTTTAAAAATAGACATTAATCCAAGATCGCCATATTTTATGAAAGGGCAAGATTTTAACGGAGCCGATGGTGTAGGTGGCATTGTTAAGATATTAATGGAGGGTAGGAACATGAAATTAACAGAGGTTAAAGAGTTATTTTCAGATTATATTGATGGTAACAATCCAGTTGAAGTTGAAACAATAAGCTCAATTATAAAGCCAAACACACCACATATAAACATTAATACACCATTTGATAGTGAGCATAAGTATCTTAACGCAGATGGGGAGTTATTGTGTCTTGTTCGCAGATATAACGCAAAAGACAATGAAGGTAATCCAATGTTAGATGGTCATGGAAAGCCTAAGAAAGAGTTTAGACAATTTACTGGTGGTAGTAATTATCCAAAGATGCCAGATGTAAGACCACTTTATAATATACCAAACATTGTGGCATCAGATAAGATTATATGGGTAGAGGGCGAGAAATGTGCAGATGCACTAAATGATCTTGGATACACTGCAACTTGCACTATGGGTGGTGCAGGTATGTTATCAAGAAAGTCTGCAAACCTATTTGACTTCTCACCATTACATGACAAAGAACTAGTTATATGGCCAGACAATGATAATGCAGGTCGCAAGGTAGCAGATTTAGTCCAGGAGTTATCTCTTAATGCTGGAGTTAAGTCAGTAACAACATTGACACCACCAAGAGGTAAGCCAGAGAGATGGGATGTTGTAGACGCAATAGCCGAACAATTCAATATCAATGAGTTTCTTAATGCAAATGTTAAGCAAGTTAAAAAGAATATAAATCTTCTTGATGAAAGTTTGTTAATAAACAGATTTGTTGGAGAAGCACCACAGCAGAAGTTTTTAATAGCGAACACACTACCACTTGCAGTGCCAATTATATTTTCTGCTGCAGGAGATAGTGGTAAAGGTATGATGACATTAGATTTAGCTATGAAAGTATCTAGTGGTCAACCTATGTCAGAAGCGTTTGGTGGTCATATAAGTGAGTTTGGTAACTCTATTATCTTTACGGCAGAAGATGATGAATCAGAAATGCACAGAAGAATTGAAAGACTTGACTATGATAACAATAGGTCAAGTTATGAACATGAGCTGCGAATCGTGAGTTTGCCTAATGTTGGTGGTGTTTTCCCTATACTACAAGAAACACATGATGGTTATAAAACCAGTATAGAATTTGATAAGTTGTACGAACAAATACTACAGATGAAAGATTTAAAGCTAATTGTATTTGATCCGTTAGCATCTTTTGTTCATGCAGATGTAAACTCTGATCCAGCGGCAGGTGCGGCTTTGACTGGATTACTGGCACAGATAGCTACAGAAACTGGTGCGGCAGTCATTATGTGTCATCATATGACTAAGGTAAAAGAAGATGCAGTGGTCAGTACGCCTGAACAAGCAAGAAATATGATTAGAGGTACGTCAGCATTGGTTGATGGTGTTCGTTGTGCGTTTGCACTATGGCAGATAGATGAAGCCACTGGCAGAAGACGTTGCCAAGATTTAGGCATAGATTATCAAAGAAACAAATGTTTTGATGGTGCAGTGGTTAAGTCAAATGGTCCTGCAAACAGAAACATAAGACACTTTATTAGAGATGAGTTTAGTGGTTTACTGCTAGATAGAAGTGATGACATATCAAGGTTACATAGTGGAACTAACAAAGAGATTAAGAAGAACGCATTGTTTAGTTGGATTTCTGATTGTGAGCGTGAAGGCAGAGCTATGACACAACAATCTGGTGCAGATGCTATATTACAACGTATGTCTGCCGATACAGATGCACCAAATGTATTGAATAATTGCACACAAAGAATGATAGATGGAATTGTAAGAGAACTCATACAAGAAGGTAGACTTGCTAAGTATTCATTTAGCACAAGTGGTGGCAGGAAGTGGCTTGGCACCATAGATGGCGATATGAGTCGTGGTGAGTATGAGGCTACAACTGCGAGGGACAATGTATAAACTTCCAGAGAATAACTGTGTAATCAGCTTTAGTGGTGGTAGAACAAGTGCATTTATGTTGAGGCAAATCATGAATCATAATGATGGTTTGCCAGGCAATGTTGTTGTTTGTTTTGCGAACACTGGTAGAGAAATGCCGCAAACACTTAAGTTTATTAATGATTGTTCGCTCAACTGGGGCCTGGAGATCGTCTGGTTAGAATATGATCTCAACGAAGAAAACAAACATATATTCAAAATAGTTGACTATGATTCATCAAGTAAAAAGGGTGAGCCATTTGATAAACTTATTAACAAGCATCAGATGTTACCTAATCCATTAGCAAGATTTTGTACTGGTAGTCTTAAACGAGATACCATTAGTAAATACCTTAGAAGTCTTGGTTGGAAGAAGTGGCATAACATAATGGGTATTAGATCAGATGAAAAACATAGATGCAAAGATGGATTTCAAAATGGTTTTTATCCACATTATCCTATGGTTGAAGCCAATCATAGTATATTTGATGTTGATAGATTTTGGCACAAACAATCATTTAAATTAGATTTACCAGTTGTTCGTGGCAAGACAATCAAAGGCAACTGTGATTTATGCTTCTTGAAATCAGAATCACAATTAGCTTCAATGGTCAGAGATCACCCAGAATTAGCACAATGGTGGATTGATGCAGAAGAAAGACTTGGTAGAAGATTTGAGCGTAACAGAAGTATGAAAAACTTTTCTAAGTTTGTTAACGCACAACAAGATTGGATTTTCAATGATGAAGCCTTCCTTTGTCAAACAGATGGTGGGGAGTGTACTGGATGAAAATAGTAGATTTATTTAGCGGCGTTGGAGGATTTAGTTATGCCGCCGAACAAATAGTAGGTGGCTTTGAAACAGTAGCCTTTGTAGAAAGAGATGAATACTGTCAAAAAGTCTTGCGTAAGCACTGGAAAGATGTGCCAATATATAATGATATAAGGAGTTTTAATGGAAAAGAATTTAGAGATGCAGACATCGTTGTTGGAGGCTTCCCTTGCCAACCCTGGTCAGTTGCAGGAGCTCAAAAAGGCAGCGAAGATGACAGAGATCTCTGGCACGAAATGGTTAGGATTATTGAAGACATACGGCCTAGATGGGTCATTGGCGAAAATGTGTCAGGCTTTGTTACAATGCCAATGGGTCTCCGAAGAAGTCTCTCTGACTTGGAAAGTATCGGATACAAAGCCATCCCATATCTTATTCCAGCTGCAGCCGTCGACGCCAAGCATAGACGAATGCGATGCTGGGTTGTGGGCTACACCGAACACGATGGATCATCTACCACCCCGTTCAGAGGAAGGAACAATGAAGCTGATGGAGGGTCAACGCAAGGGCAGAACAAAGCCAGGGAACTTGAGGGAGCAAGTGGACGAACAGACAATGAGTTTGTACAAACAGACATCTTCGACCTTATGGCCGACACCGACAACACAAGAGATCGAACACCCAGAAGCGGAATTGACACCGAACAACAGACGATTGAGCAAGGACGGGCAGACATCTCACAGTCTGAATCTAGCAGACAGCGTGAAGATGTGGCCAACACCAACAACAATGGACACAAAGGAAGATGCGTTGAAACACGCAACGAAACTCCTACAAGGCAAGACACACAGAGCGAGTGGAGAGCCAATTCAGAAATCATTGGTGGACAAAGTAATGATGGAAGAGATCAAGAAAAATCCAGAGTTAATGAAGATTTACGAAGATCACGAGATGATTGTTCGCCCAAACTTACCAGCTCAACAGGAGTTTGTAGATTACCTACGGGAGCAGACAACAATCAAAGAATTAGCGGAGAAAACAGACATCAAGAAAACAACAATAGAACATTGGTTTCGCAAGGATCAAAAAGGTTTCAGTCACCCAAGCATAGAGGACTGGGAAAAGATAAAGCCACACTTGAAGCAAATAAAGTACAATCAAGAGATGACATTGATAGAGACAAAGGAATGGAAGAACAAAAATCAAATGTATCCAACACCGAGAGCAAGGGATTGGAAGGACGGATACACAGTGCCACCATCAGTACAGAACGGAACGAGAGCACACACTCTGGGAACATTCATAGCAGAGAAAGAGATAATGTGGCCGACACCAACAACCAAGGGGTACGGACACGCATCAATGGGTCAGACGATGATCTTCCGAAAGAAAGTGGAAGCCGGGGAGATGACCGAACAACAAGCACAGGAGATGTTGGGTTGCACACTAAGACCACCAAGAATGGAGAAATGGGATTATCCAAAGAAAGAAACCCAGCCTTCAGAGAAAGACCGATCCTCTGGGACGCTGAACCCAGTGTGGGTAGAGTGGCTAATGGGATACCCAACAGGGTACACCGACTTAGATGTTTAGGAAATAGTATCGTGCCACAAGTGGTAGCTAGAATATTTTATGCAATTAAGGAGGCAGAGAATGTTAAAGAAGTGTAGAGAATGTAATACTACAAAGTCAATATCCGTATTTCCTAGAGCAAAAAATAGTTTTAACAAAGTTGTGTATCTTGCAGTATGTAAAGTTTGTAAAGCTGCAAAAGTTAAAGCTAAACGAGAAAGTGATAAATTAAATAAATTTATTTCCGTATATGATCCATTAGAACAAAGTCCAAATGCCTTTGAAGATGATCCAAGAGCTGTTAATGAAATTGAATATGGTAAAGTATATAAAAACCATACACATTTATTTTCTACTAGTATTTTAGATGATTTAAGTTGACATGAGTGCCTATTGTGATTATATATAATTTATAAAGTACGGAATCATTATTTGATTTCGCCTTTTGTTTTAAAATGTTTGTTTAAAAAAGACCTAGCTAAAAACTGGGTCTTTTTTTTATCTTGACATTGGCATTGACTTCCTATTATAACTATCCTATATTATCAATATTACTAGCGTATGGAGATATAAATGAAAACAACAGCAGTTATGAAATACGAAACTATTTGCGGTGAGCTGTGCATTGACCCAGCATTACCTTTTGAAGATGAAAATTTTATTCTTTTTATGAAGTCAATTAAAAAGATGAAAGACATCAAACCGCCAAAGCATTGGGAACTAATTAAAAACTTTTTAAAGGAGAACTACTAACAATGAAGTTAAAAGTTATTACTAAAAAAGAAGAACAACCTAATTTAGAACAAGCTCAAGAGTTTGTTGGTGGTCTTGTTGAAAGAGTTGAATTAAGAAATGGCGATGTCATGCTTATTGATGAAGAGGGCAAACCAAAGCAAAAGAATATTAATTTAGATGCTACTGCTCATTTCTATGAAAGCTTTGGTCCTGTAGATGTTATTGTGGGCGATGTCATTTTAATTAAAAAAAATGCCTTAACGGATTTGTGGTAAAGCTATGTCTAAATTTGAAAAATTTGTTGTAGATGAGTTTATTAATAAACCATTAATGGCAAGTGAGATCATTGGTGCTATGTCGCAACCAAAGAGAACCATTATGGGTTATCATCAACATTCTTATGCCGAGGCAGCAATCAGAAAATTACAAGTTAAACTGGTTAATGCACAGAAGTTTGTTATCAGTAATGATCTCATTGATCATGCCATTGAAGCATCATTATCAAGGCCATATGTTTTAAATGAAATGATTAAGGGTGCAATCCCACCATTTAAAAATATGTTTATCGAATGGGATGAGCATTATCGTGTTCATGCAATGTCAAAATTGTATCATAAACATCTACCTGAATATAAGGATAGAATTGAACCACCAAAAGATCATTTAGATCGCATTGGTTATCATATTCACGAGAAAGCAGTCGATGATCCAGGTGCTTATGCCATGATTGGAGATAATTTAACTGCTTACGAAATGTGGTCTTTACTACCTAAACAAGATGGAGAAAAAGAAGGTAAATGGATTATGTCTCCTATGTCAAACACCATCATTAATGATGAATATTGTAGCCATAATCGTTTATATCAACATTTTTTAAACACTATTCATAAAACAAGTTCTCTTGGTGGAGATTATAACAAGCTTATGAAAAAAGACGAAGAATCCTTTACTAGAAATCAAGTCAAGGATGCTGTTAAGTTACTTGGTCATCCTTACGTTTTAAAATATTTTGGTGAGTATGATCAAAATGACAAGTATTGGAAAGCCACTCCACTTGATGGCAATGTAGAAGATTATCAAGTAATGAATGAAGTTTATTCAAGATTAAATACAACTACGTCAAGCAGTATGGATTGGATTTCTGGCAAAGATGAGGTTAAAGGTGGCTATGTTGGACCAACAATGCAAGAAATTGCAAGGGTACATTTAGCTCTATTGCAAGGTGGAGATATGAGATTTATTATTAGTGTCTTATCACTACTTAATTATGATCTCATTGTTCAACAAAAACAACAACCAGCAAAAAATAAAATTACACACGTTAGATATGGTAAGCGTGTTCCTACAAATGAATATAATCTTATTAATATTGATTTACCTAAACCTAAAGGAAGAGTTGTATATGAAAAGATTTTTACAGGTCATGGATCACCTAAAAGGTGGCACTTGAGGAGAGGACATTGGAGAAGGTATCGTGATGCCAAAGGCAATGTCACAAAGAGAGTTTGGGTTGATCAGTGTGAAGCTGGCAATAAAGACTTAGGCTCTAAAATTAACGACTATAACTTACAAAAAGCAAAAGGAGAAAGCTAAATGGCTAATTTACAGAATAGTGAGTTGATTGGTGTTGAACAACATTTTTGGGATTTACTTAATGATTATGGCATGACAAACGACCAGGCATTAAATGTTATCAAAGAAAAACATGGTTCCATTGGTTATGATCATGCATTAAGCTTAATTAATGAGCAAGATGATGAAGAACAAAAATATCAACAAGGAGCGTAATATGAATAATAAATATTTGCATTTGCATATTATGAGTACAACCATTCACAAACAACCAAATGCGTTTGTGCGAACATATAGAAAGTTTATCAAATGGTTAAAATGTTTCTAATGATCTGTGTGGTCTGGGTAGAAGGTTCAAAACATGATGGTGGCATTACTAATTGTATGTGGCACATCAGTAAGGTTGAATACAAAACACTCAAAGGATGCAGAGCAGACATTGATAACAGTAAAAGACTGGTGCTTGGTAGATTAAGGTATGAGTTCGGTGACAAACCTGATGATTACAATATCCAAGCAAGTTGTCTAAAGGCTGCTTAATGCTTGTTATAATAGAGTCGCCTTATAAGGGCAAAATTAAACAAAACTTATCATATGCTAAAAAGTGTATGTTTGATTCATTAATGCGAGGCGAGTCACCATTTGCCTCGCATTTACTTTATCCACAAGTCTTAGACGATGCGATCAAAACGCAACGAGCAATGGGTATGGATAGAGCATTTAACTGGTATAAACACGCAGATTTAATGGCAGTTTATATAGATAAAGGTGTGTCAGATGGCATGAAAAAAGGCATGAAGATAGCAAAAAATCTCGGAATAGAAATGGTTTATAGGACATTAGATGGAAGTAATAATAGAGGGTAGCACAGTTTATAATGGCGACTGTTTAGAAGTCATGGAAACAATAGATAAATGTTCGGTTGATAGTATAGTTACAGATCCGCCGTATCACCTAACATCAATAGTTAAAAGGTTCGGTAAGGAAGATTCAGCACCAGCACAATTTGGTACAGATGGAGCTTTTGCTAGAGCATCAAAAGGTTTTATGGGTAAAGAGTGGGATGGTGGTGATATAGCTTTCCAGGCGAACACATGGCGTAAATGCTATGAGTTGTTGAAGCCTGGAGGTCATTTGATAGCGTTTAGTGGATCACGAACATACCACAGAATGGCGTGTGCCATAGAAGATGCTGGGTTTGAAATCAGAGATCAATGTATTTGGTTGTATGGTAGTGGGTTTCCTAAAAGCCATAATATTGGTAAATCTATTGATGCCTTAAAAAAGACTGGTAAATCAAACCCACAAGCGTTGAGAAAAACAAGAATGGGTGATGATTACGAACCAACTGGTCAAGAAGATTACGCCAAAGGAAGAATGTTCAGTTCAGATATTGAAAATGATGATTATGAGCATCAAGTGGACAATGAATGGGAGGGTTGGGGTACAGCACTCAAGCCTGCACATGAACCAATGGTGTTGGCAAGAAAGCCTTTGTCGGAGAAGTCAGTAGCAGACAATGTGATGAAGCACGGAACTGGTGCAATAAACATTGATGGCTGTAGGATAGAGGGCGAGGTCAAACACCCAGAAACTATGCCAGACTTCCGTGATCAAGGCGAACAAAGTAAGGCCGCAATCGGTGTGGACAAGCTATCATTCGGTCAGACATCTAACGCCAAGCGTAAAAAAGTTGTTCGCAAACCACGATCAGCAGATGGTGTTTGGTCAGATGATAATAGTGGCATGAAGTCGGAGGGCTCGGAGTTCGCAGACGCAGATCCAAGAGGCAGATGGCCCAGTAATATTATGCACGACGGAAGCGAACAAATACAAGAAATCTTCCCAAAAACTGTCAGCACGGAGGTCAGCAGACAACGAACACACAAGGGAATATGGTCAGATAACAAAGATGATGACGGAGATTATATGCCAGCTTATGGAGATCATGGCAACGCTTCTCGGTATTTCTACTGTGCAAAGACATCAAAAGATGAGCGTAACTTTGGATTATATGGTTTTGAATCCAAGTTTGCACCAACTATGGGAGATGGCATTGGTGTTAAAGAACACAACGAACAAACGGCAACAAAAAAGAAAAATACTCACCCAACAGTAAAACCAGTGGAGCTTATGAGGTACCTTGTTCGCTTGGTAACGCCAAAAGGAGGACTGGTGCTCGATCCGTTTATGGGTAGTGGATCAACTGGCATGGGTGCAAGAGAAGAAGATTTTAGGTTCATTGGCATAGAAAAAGAAGAAGAATACTACGAAATCGCCAAAGCAAGAATAAAAAATGTAAAACCACAGTTAAATTTGTTTGACATATAGGTAATGAGTGCTTATATATATAGTATAACATTTTAACAAAAGGAGAGTATGTTATG